AGCGAACACGAAGTTGCGGATTACCCCAAGATGCTTCGCGTTTGGAGTGCCTGTTGCCGCAGTCATGGATGCAGCGCCCACCGTCGAAATCAGAACATCGTCCTGAAAGTTCGTGGCGAGGATATAGTTGCTGTACTGCGTGAACTTCCAGTATCCATCTGCGGGCGTAGACAGCCCCGTGGCAACCTCATCCCACGATGTCGAGTTGCGCTTGTATAGCTTGTTATCGTCCCCGGCGTAGATGATTACGGAACCATCTTCGTCTGACGCCGCATAAGCCCCTCGGCATCGGTCATCCAAGGCATCACCAGTAGCGGCAAGCGAGCGCAGTTCCCGATAAGACGAGTCCGATGGGATTACATTGAAAGCCTCCGTAAGCCCCGGCGTTGCCACATCAGGCAAGTCCGGCAGCCACTCACCGAACTGGATGAAACTCATACGGCCCTCACAGCAAGCCCGCCAGAGAATCGCTCACGGCGGTCAGAGCCGCGAACACGCTTCTTGGCTTTCTCGTACATCTGGCTCCAGACTTGCATCCTCACATCGTTCTTGATGAAAGGCTCTGCGTTCAGCAGGGAGGCAAATAGGTACAGGTCAGGGTGGTTGGTCAGCAGCCAGTTCGTGTCATCGTCAGCAGCAAGGTCTGCGAACTTCTTGTAGTAGATGCCGTTTACTCGGTACTCCCCTGCGGGGTAGGGGCCGAAGATGAAGTTGTCGCCTTCACGGGCGATATACTTGGGAAGACCGTTGCCATAAGCGAACGACGAATCACTAAGCTGCGTGTCAGAAAGCGGAGTCCTACCGGCATATCTCGACCCGTAGGTTTCGTAGATGAACTCAGGCTCGCAGCGTTCAAGCGCAATCCTTGGTGAATAGTTTATGTAAGCGTGCTTTAATTCAAGGTATCCCGTAGGCAAGGGCGCTTTACCATCGCACCCAACGAAAATCTCCAGCGGGGTTTCCATCTGGCGCAGGCGTAAATCCGGGTCACTGTTGATCTCAGCCTCGGCCAACTGGACAAACTGGTCGATGTAGTCAGTAAGGTCGCTGCGGGCAAGCCAATCCCCGATAGCAGTCTTGAGCGTCCCGTAGTTCGTGATCTTTGCCATTTAGAGCTTCCCAGGTATGGTCTTTAGGAGCTTGTGGCTCCCGTTAAGACGCTCACGAATCTTCCTCTTGTCCTCCGGTGTCGGATCGAAGAAGTTGATTCCATCTTTCATCCACTGCTCAATTACGACCATCGGGATACTTGCCGCATGGGTGTAGGTTTTCCGATACCGACCCGCGTGTGGCCGCTTGGCCGAATGCGAGTTGACCAGAGCCTTGTTGCGGTCAAGGATTGCCGATACATCCTGCGACCTCTCCACATGGAGCCTGTCAGCCGTATCGTCGTAGTGGAACTTGGTCTTAATCACGACAGGAACGCCACCGAAAGCGAGCCGCCAGCGGACGCCTGAATAACGGCAAACCTGTTACCGGGATGCACGCCAATAACCACCTTCTCGTCGGCAGGCAGATAGAACGAGCCGTCCGCAGCCGAAGCCGTGGGGTTGACGCCGTAAGCTACCCAACACGCAGTGGTGGAAGTGAGCATGACCTTGTGGATATGCGCGGGGACAGTCTCCGACTGAGCGGAAGCTGCACCAACAGCCACAACATCTGAATCTGTGAAATACATACGAACTCCCAAAAGAAAGGGGGCCAGCCCGAAGGCCAGCCCCCAATCAAGAAAAACCTAAAATCTAGGTCGAATAACCTATCTCTTAGGCGGAAGTGGTCAGGTCAGCAATCATCGCGTGCGCGTTGGGATTGCAAACCTCAAGAGTCGCTTCCATGAGAATCTGCTTGGTACGGTTGTCACCGTTCACGGCGATGTCCTGAGAGAACGGACGCCGCAGATAGCAGAGCTTCGCCATCGACGGATCGACCAGGAAGGCCATGTCAGCAGGCTGGAAGCGGTTGGGGACGATCTTGAGATCACCGAAGTCACCGACATAGACATCGACAGTCGCGTAGAGCTTCTTGTCCTCGGTCTTGTCGAACTTGGTGGCACCACCCGTGAAGGTGGAAGCAACCGTCTTGTTGTACGGCCCAAGCATAAGGATCGACGGGTCAGCACCCTCGTTCCAAGCAGACTGATGGGCTTCCTGAAGCATCGCTTCGGTGAAAGCCGCAGCCGTGCCGTCCGTGTGGATGTCGGTGCCATCACCAGTGGGGGGCGTTGCGTCAGCCGCATCGACAACCACACCGGCAAAGGTCGGCAGACCACCAAGCTCACGCGCAGTGGAATCGTTGCCAGCAACGCGGAGGTTGTTCGCCAGAAGCGAAGTCTCCAGGTCGCGCTTGAGTTCCTTCATGCGCTTGGCAACCTGATACGCCATTTCCTTGCTACGGCCAGCCTTGTCCACGGCCTCCTGAGTACCCGTGACACGGGCATTCTTCTCAAGAATCTGGCAGTAGTTGCCGAGGCGGGTCGTTGCAGCGGGGGCGTCAACCGAGATGGCATCGCCTTCAATCTGCGCGTTGGTAGCAACAGCGGCGGCGAGGGCATCGGTCTGCCACTCATGGTAGACAGCCTTCGCGGACGCCTTCTTAATGGCGCTCTGGAACGGCGTGTCCGTGGGCGAAATCATGTGGATTTCGTTGGTCAAGTCCTCACGATTACCAATGGCATCGTAAGAACTGAAGGTATTGGTTTCCTGAGCCATTAGCTCAACTCCTTAACTGAATTTTTCCATGAGCAACGCGGCAACATCATCGACATTGCCAGTTTTCGCTGCTCGGTTAGCGATTTGTTCGATTCGGCCTTTGTCGGCCTTTTTCGCGTTCCCAGGTTTCACCATCTTGGGGGCCACTTTCAGCTTCTTCTGCATCTGCGGCTTGCCCTTTTGCAACTTGGCGTATTCCTTCGCATCGCGTAACAGTCGAATCACGCGATGGTCAAATACCTCGTTTACCTGTTGCTCGGAAAACCCGTACTCGCGGGCATGGTCAACGATTTCTTTCCATTCCCGCTCTTTTACCGCTGAATCGTTCCAGCTCGGGAATGCTTGAGAAATCCGTTCCTGTTCTTCCGCCTTGAGTTTCTCAAATGCCTGCTGTTGAGCGGACATCTGCTCCTGACGGTTCTGCGCGATAGCCTCTGCAAGAGCGGAGAGCCTGCCGTGGTGCTGCTGCCACTGGATGTACTTTGAGTTGAACTCAATCGGGTCATCCTGCTGTAGCCGCTGCCAATCCACGCCAGCAAACTCTGAGTTGAGCAATTGGGTAGCCATCGCATGCGCGGCCTCCAGTTTGCTCGCCTTCTCTTGATACTCCTGCTGCGCCTTCGCGCGCGTTTCTTCCCACGCCTTGCGCTCGTCCGACAAAGCCATTGACTTGCGCGTTAGGTGGCCCTGAATCTGGTAGCTTGCAAGCAAGTCTTTGAGGGTGGCTTCCCCTTCTTCACCGTCAATCTTGACCTTCGCCTTGAGTTCAAAGAGCTTTTCCGGCTCCCAACCAAGTCCTTCGGCCAATTCGGTGAGGGAAGCGATCTCAGCTTCTTCCTCGCTAACATCTTCCTCAGAGCCTTCGGCAGCGGCGGGTTCCTCTGCCGATGAATCTTGTTCCTCTGCGGGTTCTGCCTCTACAGGCTTTTCTTCCTCGACAGGCCGTTCAGCCTGACTTTCTTCCTCGGGCGGCTCATCCCCCCCAAACTTTCCAGCCAATGTTTCGATAATGGCTTCTTCGCTTGCCACTCTTTCGTCCATCTAAAACCTCCATGGGGGCTGTCGCATGGAGAGTTCCTTGCGAGCCAGCTTGCCCGTATCAATGTGCCGCCTAATCGCATTGCGCACTTGGTCTGCTACCCAAAGAGCCGTAACCAGCCTCGCCTGCGTTTCCTTGTCGTTGAGATTCACTTCCTTCATCGTGCGAATGATGCGAGTCTCAACTTCCTGCATAGCAGATAAAAAAAGCGGATTGGCAAGTAGCCTCTCCGCTTCTTCTGACCGCTGTACTTCGTTCTTACGATCTATATCGCTCAAGCTCTGCTCCCACTCCCGGATTCATAAGGTCTTTCTTGAACTCCAATTCGGTCTTGGCAACATCGTGCGCGAACTCCCTGTCCTTGTTCGACTGCTCGGCCTGCAACTGCGAGGCTTCAAGCTGGAGCTTCTGAAGGTTGTGCTGTGCCTTCATCTGCTCGCGCATCTGCGCTACCTGAGACTTCATTTCCTCAATCTCTACGAGCGGGTTCTTCTCCTGCGCCTTGGCCTGCTGCATCTGCTGATACTCAGGCGACTTGGGATCGGTGAAGAATACGCCGCGCTTCTGGAACCCAAGTTCCTTCGCGGCCTGCTCTGCAAAGTTGTAGGCATTGTTGGGCATGACGATGCCGTAAGCCGCAGCCTTCTCCATGACGCCCATGAGCATCGTGAGAGCCGCCTTGCGCTGTTCATCGTTGTTGTTGCCAAGACCGACCTTGACAGTCGTATCCGTGCGGTGCCGCCACTCAGTCGGGCTAATGCGAATCCAGTTCTGTTGCAGCTTTTCCTGTGTCTCGAAATCCTGGTTCTTCACCAAGAGTTCGTGAACACCGCGCACAAGGTCAGACACGCCGGTTTCAGCGAAGATACGGGCCACAGCCTCAATCCTCTGGCTGGCCGCATTGGTCGCCACATCGAACGCGCCCTTGGTGGCGTTCTGGAGGACATCGGCATCCAAGCCCTGCGTGAGCTTGCCAACGCCCGTGCGAATCTCGCGGACTTCATCTATGTAGCCGACCACCGGGAGCGCCTTCTGGATGATGCTCTCGGACTGAATCGGCACGATGTCGCGGTTGGGGTCGCCCATAGTGCGGACAACGCCGCCCGGACGGTTGGTAAGGAAGTCCTCCAGATAGACATTGTTCTCGTTCACCGCCCAACGGTTGTTGTTGGACAGGTACGCATTGTCCAGAATTGACCGCATCAGCGCGGTCTTAATCAACTGGAGGTCTTTTACGAGGTCGGTATAGGACAAGCCGACATGCTGGTGCGGCAGCGGGATCGGGGTAAGGTAGGCGAAAGGCACATGGTCGTATTCTTCGTTCTCAAGTACCTTGTTACCCGCAATCACTACACGGCGGCGCTCCGCAATGCCATCGCCATCGTGATCCACCTTGACATACGCTTCCAGCAGCCGAACGGTCTGCATGGAGGGGTCTGCGGAGTTCTCCGTGAACCTACCGTCCACGCGCTCCCAGGTGTCTACCGAGTTCGTTTCGTTGTAAGGGGAGATTTCCTCCACTTCCTTCTTGCTGTAGCCCATAGCCACAAGCTCAGAGCGGGTCATAATGCGCTCATGGGCTACGCAGGCGGCTTCCTGAAGGTTAAACCCGCAATCCTTGGATACCGTAACTTCGTCCACCGGCACATTGTCGATACGAACGCAGCCCTTCTTGCGAATGTACTTGAGCTTGAACGAAATCAGGCCGGTTTCTGATTCCTCTGCCTCGACAATCTCAGGCTCGCCGTACTGAGAAGCCTCCATGAACACATAATTGGCTTCGTCCGGCGTCAGGTTGGTGTATGTCTCGAAAACCGGCTCGTCCAGCTTCTCCCACCAATACTTCGTGTAGCCGACCTTCTTGAGAAGCGCGTCCTTGAACCAAGTGAGAAAGACCATGAAGCCCTTGTTCTGCTTCATAATCACATGGTTCGTGTACACGGACTCCAGGGACGCCTGTTCCTCGTCCTCCGGGCCTACGGGGTCGAACACCACCACATCGTCTTGCAGGAATACGCGCAGCAGGGAGGGAATCATCCACTCCACGGTATCCGCGACATCACGCGAGACAACAGTAGAGCGACCCTCTACCTCGTTCCCAAGGGGGTTGCCGAGGTATAAGTCCATTGCACGGTCTTGATCCTCCGCAATCTCGGACTTCCGGCCCGTCTGGGCATCCCGGACATATTCCTCGACTACTGAGCGAAGTTCATCATTCGTCATTGGCTAACTTTTCCTGCAACCTTCGGGGTTTCGGGCCGGGTTTCTTGCGAAACTCAATCCTGTCCATGCGCTCGTTCAACTCGCCCGCGTATTCCCTGATTTCAGCCTTGAAAGACTCCATCTGGTCACGAAGCGCCTGAATCTCGTTATGCAGCTTTATGCTCATATTATTCCGGCCTCCCTATTGCTCGGATACTTGATCCTTTTGTTCCCCTTGCGCTTAATCAGGCCAGAGGCAAAGGTCATAATGAAAGCGTCTGCAAGGTCAGGTGATTCCTTGTGAACCGTCCGTTTCTTGACATCGGCCTTGCTCTCAATCCGAATCTTCCCGCCGCCGACAAGCGTGTACTTGGGCTTGGAGAGTTCGTCCACCAACTCCTGCTGGCGGGGAATGCTTCCGGCCCTTGTCTCAAACCACTCCCTAGCGAGCCACCACAACTCGTCCCTAAGCCGCAGGAACTTCTCGGATGCACTCGGGGACTCGGAGACATTGCAGCCTCTCGCCGGTAAGCCGTTCTCACGGAGCCTGTCCAGCACGCCAGCGCCGATGCCAATGACATCCACCAGGATTTCATCTGGCTTCATGTCCTCTGGAGTATTTTCATACTCCTGAGTAACAAGGGATGCGGTCTGCATGGTGTCCTTGTCCCGCCAGTGCATGATTGGCTCCAGAACCCTGTTCTTCTGGCGCTTGCACAGGGCGGTACGGTCATCACCGAAGCGGGCCACATCCAAGCCCCAGACAATCGGGTCTTTCTTAGTGGTGACGATCTCGCGCTCCATCGCTTCCTCGGCAATCCACAGGGGGATCACGGAATCATCGTCACCCGTGGGGAACTCGCCCAACACGCGAACACGGTAGCTGTTGGACTGCTCGCCGTAGCGAATCTTGCAGGACTCGATGTAGTTGGAGTCTACAAGCTGGCTGTCATGGCAACTCACCCTCACCACATGCCATAGCTCGCGCATACGGGTGTGAGAGTCGTAGAAGAAGCCCTGAGCGCGAGTGGGGTTGCCACACATCAGCGCCTTGTTCCCCGGCTTGGTGAGAGCGCCCTGAGCGACCTCAAACACCACATCGGGGACGGCAGAAGCCTCGTCCACCACGAACAACAGGTTTTCCTCATGGAACCCCTGCAATGCCTCTGGCTTCTCTGCTCGGGCAGTACGGGCTACCGCGAACGACTCCTTGGGAGCGTTCTTCAGGTACAACCTGTCCGACAGAATCTCAAACTCGTTCTTGATCTGCTCCGGGAGCTTGTTGCCCCACTTGGAGATTTCAGCGAACAGGACATCCTGCAACTGGTCGGCAGAGTTGGCCGTACACGGCACCTTCAGCGGAAAGTGCGTAATCAGCATCCACCATACCGCCCATGCCTCCAGGCAGGACTTCCCCACGCCATGACCGGAACGGATGGTCACATGGCCGTATACGCCGTTCCACTGGTCTTGTAGCTTCTTGTACTCAGTCTCGGATAACGGCCCGCTAATCAGCCTCGCCGTCAGGTAGTCCTCGAACTTCTCCGGTTTCTCGGCTAAGTGCGTAAGTGCTTCGGCCTGGTAATGCTCTGGCGTCGCTCCGAAGGCTTCCTGAACGAACAGAGTCGGAAATGACTTCCACCTCTGGAGTAATGTCAATGACGGGTCGTTTGTCATGCAAGTCCCTTAGTAATCCCTCTAACCCCTTGCTCACTGTGTGCTGCATCTGCTTAGGCACTATCTGAGCAACTACTTTCAGGTACACATCGGGCTTGTCCAGCCTCACCTGTTCAATCGCCTCCTGACCATGCTTCCGAAAGTCAGCCTCCAACCGCTTCAGGAATTCCTCCCCTAACTTGTTCCGCGCCCCCTTGGGTCGGCCAGCAGGGTTCCCGCTCTGCCCCGGCTTGAAACGATGAACGGCTGACTTGTTCTTCTTCTTCTCAGGCAAAGCCACTACAAGCCTCTCTACGCTGCGATAACGGGTTAGACACCTAAGACCACTCCTTTCAGACTATCTCGCCGTGTACAGCCCTGTACGAGCTTGTAGAGCATAATAAACAACAAAGGCAGAACCATTTTCTACCCACGGGGAAAAATCAGGGACTCCTTTAGCAATCCCTAATGTGTCTCCCGCCCGTGGGAGATGTTGGTCAGTCATGACTCGATCATTGTCGATGACACGCCGCCCTTTGGCGATGGCGATGGCTACATTGATCCGGGCGAGCGGATTCGGCTCTATTTCCGGGTCACCAACGCCATGCGCGAGTCTTACGATGCTCGCCTGCAGGTCAGTACCGACAATCCCCTGGTGACGTTTATCGAGGACGAGGTCGATCTGGCTTCTACTTTCACCAGTTCCGAGCACAGCAATCTGGTGCCGATCGAGTTCACGGTTCCGGGCGCATTCGTTCCGGTGATCGATTCGTTTACCCTTACCGTCACGAGTGATTCCATACCGGGCGTATCGGGCAGTTTCGAGTACACCAAGGAGATCCCGTTTGAATTGAGCCTCGGGGCGCCGCAGGTATTGATCGTGGATGATGATCGAGGTGAGGACTTCGAGCAGTCATATGTCGATGTGGTCTACAGACAGCGGATACCTTTCGATGTTTACGACAAGAGTCAGAAGAGTTCTCCGACCGGTGACATGCTTTCCAATTACCTCATGGTCTTCTGGATGACCGGTGACTCTACCTCAGGCACGGTGTTCACCAGCGAGGATGTCACAGCCATGAAGGAGTATCTGGATCAGGGCGGCAACCTGCTGCTCAGTACCCTGTCCGGTGTTAAAGATCTCAAGATCATTGACCCGAATTTCATGCCGGACTACCTGGGAGCTACCAGCAGTGACACCGCTTTCTATCCGGCGATAATGGGTGTTACGGGTAGTGCCGTGGGGGATGGTACCCGGTACTTCTACGAGTCCTGGGCATCTCTCGTCACGCATAGTCTGCTCACACCCGAGGTCGGTGCTGAAGCATGTTTGACACATTCGAATCCTGACCATATAGTCGGTGTGTCGTATACCGATGTCGGTCATTCGGTGCTGATAACCTTCCCGAT